GGACCGGCTCGGGGACCGGCTCGGGCTCGGGGACCGGCTCGGGCTCGGGGACCGGCTCGGGCTCGGGGACCGGCTCGGGGCACTTGTAGATCTGCGGATGCTGGATACAGGTCTCCTCCGCAGCGCTATCCAGGTCTCCCTGAATCCGCCCGTCTTCCCCGATGGTATACAACTTCCCTGCGATGGAAAGCTGCCCCTTCGTGATCTTGCGGTGCTTGTAGGCGCTCATGGTGTCCTCCCTCTTGTCATCCTAGACCCCCGGGGAAAGCAGGGGCGAAAGCGTCCCTACTCTCCCCTTTCGGGGTGTCTTAGGCGGACAGGTCCGTGGTGCCCACGTTCTCCAGGAGCCAGCACTTCGTCGGGACCTTGACGATGGGAGCGCCGAATAGCATCAGGAGGAAGGGCTTCGTGGTCGCCACCTCGGCCAGGGGGCGCCGGAGGAAGTCGAGGAGCCTGACGAACTCCATCACGGAGCGGTCATGCTGGACGAAAAGCGCCTTGCTGGTGTTGGGCTTCACGGCGTTGTAGTCACCGATCAGGGTGCCGCCTGCGGAGCCGTCCGTATTGATCGGGACCTCCATCAAGAGCTTGGTCGTGGTGGCGAGGCCGTCCTTCTCGCTCCGGTAGATCCGGTAGTGCGTAACGGGATAGCTCCCGCTCTGAAAGGCCAGATCGTCCAGGTCGATCCCCATCTTGTTCCCGGCGACGACTGCTGTCTGAGCGGAAGCCCTGGGAGCGGAATAGCCGCCACTGGACACGGCGACGATCTTCCAGTAGTAGTCCCCCGCATCGGAGGCCGTCCAGGCGGACGTCCCGGCGAGACCTGCCGTGTGCGCCACGGCGGAGTCAAGCACGGGCAGTGCCGGTGCGTTGCTGCCGCCGGAGCCGGAGGTGGGGGCGTCCCAGGCGGTGAAGAGGAACGGCGCCGCCTTCAGCGGAACCGGGCCCTTGTTGGACATGAAGGAAAGGTTCTGCGCACCGAAGGTCAGGTTCGTGCCGCCGGTGATCTTGATCTGGTCGTGGCGCCCGTAGGCGTTGGCCTGCCGGATAAGGTCCTGGTGGACCTTGGGCTCCACATAGACGCAGTCCGGGCTCCCGTAGAAGGGGGCGCTCTGGAGCTTCCCGAGGGTCTCCTGGATCGCATCGGGGCTGATAGAGCTGCCCCCCAGATCTGTGGTGTTGCCGCCCGCCTTGATCTGCTTGATGATGCCGTCGAAGCCCAGGGAGTTCAGGTCCTCGTCGCCATGGAAGAGCTGCCGCTCGACCTTCTGCATGAGGTTGGTCGTGCCGCGCTCGGTCTCCTCCGCCAGGGCGTGGGCGTTGGGACCGACAAGCCCCACCATCTGCGCCACGTCCGTGACCTCGCGCCGCTCGGCCATGAACTTGATTCGCACGCTCTTCCGCTCGTAGCTGGAGCGGTTGGTGGTCCCGCCGCCGCCTTCAGCGATGAACGGATCGAGGTCGAAACCGTGCTCATTGACGACGTTGTACTCGTGGACCGTCTGGGACACGGGGACCTTGTGGATCGCCTTCCAGAGGACGATCTCCTCCATGGTGTAGGTCTTGGAGGCCAGGGTTGCCTCCAAGGACTGGGGGACCAGGGGAGACATGGTCCCGGCGTCCCCGCCGGAGGTGGTCGCCGGGGTCTGATACCCGATGGTCGCCGCCTTCTTGAGCGCCTTGTTGAGGTCGTTCAGGTCAGAGATGCTGACCATGTCGTTCATGTTCATGTTCGGGAAATCCATCGGTCTCTCCTTAGCTCAGCGCGATGCCGAAGTCGGCGGCGACGTTGTGCGGGTTGCTCCCGGACTCCAGGCGAGCGATCGCCGTGCCGAGATCCTTCTGCCGTGAGACGTCGTCCGTGGACTGCATCATCTCCAGCGCCTTGGACATCACGTCCTGGGGGGTGAGGCTCTTCTGGAGATCCTCGCCGGGGGCGGGGATCGCCTTGGAGAGGCCCATCTGCGACTTGGGGACGAGGGGCGCTCCCAACTCGGTCTTGACACCGTCCAGGCTCTTGGCGATGCCTTCCTGGCCGGAGGTGAACATCCCGACCATGGCCTGGAACTGCTCGGACAGGGCAACGAAGCCCTTGGACAAGGCGTCGACCCGGTCCAGGAGCGCTCCCTGGTCGATGCTGCGGGACTCGATGTGCGCCTGGGACTGCGCCAGAACACGATCGGCTCCGGAGGTGATTGCCTTGACGACTGCATCGGGATCCTCGGGGTCCAGGACCTCGGGATCTCCGTCGATGATGTCGTCGTGCTCGGGACGGCCCTTCTCCAGAAGGTCCGCCACCGTGCCCATGGCCTTGGTGAGGGCGTCCACGTCCACGGTATCGTCGTCCGTGGGGACGTAGGAGCCCTTGGCGATCTCCTCCGCCTTCTCCGGGGCGAGCCCCTCAGCGATCAGCCGATCGTAAAGTTCCTTGTTCATCCTGTGCTCCTTCCATACGTCATTTTCATCACAACCCGTGTCTTCTCCCGCTACCCTACGACCCTAGCAAGCTCCCGTGCAATTTTCAGAGCCTCGTCATAGAACAGGTGAGGGAATTGTCCTGTCAACACCGTCGCAAGATCCGACACGGACATGCGCCGTTGCTCCATAGCATACCGCCCGTACGTAGCAATGGAAGGGGTGGCCTCTAGACTTTGAGGCACGAGGGGAGACAGGGGTGCTCCCACCGCCGGAGTAGCGGCGTGCTGATAGCCGATTGCCCCGCCTGCGTCCAACGCCTTGGCGAGAACCTCCAAGCGAGCGTCAGGGTGGACGGGGTGCGCTGTGACAGCCACGTTGAGCACACGTGCCTTCAACACCCTCTTTCCAAGGCGCTGTCGAACCTGTCCTTCAACAGAGAAGCCGATACGACGGGGGCTCTGCGCCTTTTCCATGGCCTTCGCTTTCTCGAAGATGTCCTTTGCACGCTTGTCGTGAAGGTAGAGAACACCCACCATCTTCGTAGCGGGGTGCCCCTTGAACGTCGTGGGAGAAACACCCTCCGGATGCCCGAGGATATTCTCGGGCCCCTGCTGATGCTCGTAGTTCAGGAAACCCTTGCTCAGGAAGTAGTCCCAGTCGAGACCCGTCTGGATCAGCTCTTCTCCCTGCTGATCTTGCGTCTGCGAGCTGATAATCCCGCCAATGCGCCCGACAAGCGCCTCAGAACCGCCCCCGTTGGGGGAGCCTCTGCGCTGCCCCTTCTGAATGCCCATGGTCTGCATTGGTGCCCAGGTGCTAAACAGGCCGTTATCCGTCATCGTGATCATTTTTTCATCTCCAAAACACCGTCTGAATCCACGGTCATGCCGGGGGGCACTGCCATGATATCGCACCGGCAGTTGGGATGGATCGGCCACACAGTAGCAAGCCAATCCGCTTTTTTCTTACCTACATTCGTGCCGTTGTTGATCAACTCCTGGGCGGGGAAGACCTTCGGGAGACCGTCCTTATCCCGGAGCAGCTTCCTGCAATACGGACAGGCGCCGGATTCCGTCACCCGGGCGATCTACGTGTCCTTGCCCCAGTCCTCCACGGCCTCCAGGAAAACACCCTCATTATAGGCCCCCTGAAGCTCCGTCCGGGCGATTCTCTCCCAGTTGTGTGCGTAGAGACCTGTTGCACGGGCAAGCTCTTGTGCAAGCTCCTGATAGTCTCTGTGCGTGGCCAGGGCTTCCGCTACCTTCTCTCGGATCAGGGACAGGTGCTCTTGCCTCTTCTCTGCGTCGGCCTCTTCCTCGATCTCTTCCGGTCCCCAGGATTCTTCCAGGGCCTCGGTGACTTCGTCGGCCACGGTGTTGCCCAGGCCCCGGGCATACTCTCCTGCCCGTGTGAGCGCCTCTTGATAGGCCGCTGCGATTGGGGTAGTCATCCAATCAGGCGTGGGGATGTCCTCCCGGAGGATGCTCGGGGGCGTTTCCGTCGACGGCTCAGGCGTTGCCACGGTGATCGCTGCGGAGGGGAGCACGGGGGGCGCTTCGGGCTCTTCGGAAATAGAGCGGTCAACCTCCGTCATCCACCGGGCCATAGACCAGTCCCTCATAGTGGGGCGGCGCTGTGCGGGAGCGTCCTCGATGACCTTGGAGACCCGGTACATGAAGGAGAGGGGGTCCACGGTGTTTTTCATCCCAGGGAGCAAGACACCGTGGAGGTCCTCGGGCTGGAGGATCCCCCGATCTAGCATTTCCTGGATCCGCTCCGGGGATATACCGGACGCTGCTTGTCCGTAGGTCTGGACAAGAAAGGCTTCGTGGTAGAGCTGCGTCAGCTCCGCCCAAACGGTCTTGGCTACGGCCTTTCTCATTGAGCGCTCTTCTTTTCTTGCTCTTCCCGGCTGTCAAGGTACCACTTCATGTAGGCGGTCCTGTCTTCTACAGCGACCAGCGCTTCTTTCAGAGCATCTCCCGAGTGTTTACTTTCTGCTTCGCTGCGCAAAGTAGCAACGGCGCTGTCTAAATGACGGCGCATGAACCCTACAGACCTTTTATCCTTTCTCCAGTCACGCCACCTTTCTTCGATGCGCTGTAGCGCTTGCGCTCCTGCACTGAAATCTTTACGAACAAAGGACACACCGCTATCTTTGTACAAGCGAGCGAGGTTGTCCCAGTCACTATTTTCTGAAGCGTATATCCCCGTTCCGCTGCTTTTCTCTACCTTCCCTACGTCAAACAGTACAGGGGCACCCGTCGAAGAAATCCCTACCTGCACAGTATCGTGAAGGGAATAGCCATTCTCATGAAGAGATATCAAAGTATCCTGCACGCTATCTAGCTGCTTATCCGTGAACGTGTCTGGAATGCCTACGTGCTCCTTGATCTGGAAGCCCTTGTCCCCGTGCTCTACATACTCAGATCGCTGGATACCGGGGACCCCCATGTCCGCTAATTTGTTTCCGATATCAACCTGCGCCTTCAGCCTTTTCTTTGCTTCCTCTGGCGTCTTGTGGTTGTTGTTCATCGGCTGAAAAGGCACCGTTGTAGAGACTTTCACAACCCGCTTTCCGACACGAAAGGCTAGACCGTCGTCGCCTTTTCCCAGGAATTTCGCTTTCCCGGAGACCACTGCCTGAATATCAGCGTTATCGGAGGGAGGCAAATCCACTTTTCCAGCGAGATCGCTTTTCATGTGGCGGAGCGACTCCCGAGAAAGTACAGGTCCGTAACTCCCATCAGCGTGCTGCGAAACCCGTACCTTGTTCTGGCCCAGATCCGTGACATAGTGATCCTGCGTATGGTGAACGTCTCTGCCTGTGATTTTCTTGTGAATCGTGATCGAGTGCGTTTCTACCTTCGCTGCCTCACTGCCCGCTTTCCAGGGGATCTTGTGCTGCGGATCCGCCCACTTTCCGCCCCGGGGGCCGACGTAGGGACCTGCCTTCTGGAGACCTTCCTCGGCAGACAGGGACTCATCGAGCGCCTTGGAAAGCCGGAGCATCTGCTTCGAGTAGAGAGCCGCCATCTTCAAGGCCAGCTCGTCCACCACCTCCAGCTCCCCGCCCCTGTGCTCTGCCTTGTGGAGGATATCCTCCGGAGAGAGCCCGGTTTCGTGCTCCAGGGCAGCAAATAGACCCTTGCGTGCCTTCTGGACAAGGTCCTTATGGGAGAGCCCGGAGAATTCCCCGGGGGCGCTTTCCTGGAGACGTACTTTCATCGGAGCGCCTTGTGGACGATGTCGGAGAAGGTGAGGGACTTGCGGGACATACGGCGCTCCATCTGCTCCTCTGAAGGATTCTCCGTCGGGGCGTCCGCCGAAACCTTCTTCAGGTGATCATAGACTTGCGCCAGATCAAAAGATACCGACATCTCTACCTTGTACCCCTGCTTTTTGGCCCACTCCCTATAGCTCGGTGCGGGTGCTACCGTCACAGACCCATAACGGTTGCTTTTCGACGGGGGGTTGATACGGAGGACTTTCCCACTTCTGTAGATCCCTGGCACAGAGACGGAATCTCCAACCTTGATCCTCTCCAGGAACTCTTTCCCGGATGCGTCATCGTGCATCCAAGAGGGGGCGCCTGCGTCGAGGGGCGTCTGTCCCGTCTTTGTCGCTGCTTTGGGCTTGGCCACGTCTTCCGCATCATTCGGATCAAGGCCCCTGTCGAAAATCGCCATGGGGCGATCCGTCCCCGCCCTGGCCTTGATCTCTCGCCAATGAGACTCGTCTCCTCGGAGATAGGCACCTCCATAAGAACGGTCCATGACCCAGTGACCACCTACCCGCTCGAAGACGGCATAGTCCTTGTCGATGTCCATGTCTTCACGGGCTACGGCCTTCGGATGGTTCCTGGTCTGGTTCTTGTCTGCGTTCTCCGTTCGCCACTTGGCAAACCGCTCCTCTTTCTGTCGCTCCCGAAGAGCTGCCACGGGATCGGCAGTCGTCTCCGTTCTCGCAATAGGCCCCGTCTCTTCCTTCAGCGCAGCAACCATCCGCTGCGCAGAGTAACGGGCGGCGTCCGTGCGCTGGCGCTGCCACACACCGTCTCTCCGGCTCCACCGCCAACCCTCGCTCTTCATCTTGGATCGGATTGTCTCCGAAGGCTTCCCGTCGAATTGTAGCTGGATCCGGTTGTCCTCTGCGTTGTCGATGACCGTCACACCTTCGTGCTCGGTCTCCGCCGTTGGCGTGTCGTCCTCTCGCTCCAGGTCCTTGATCCGCTGCTTCGTCCTCTTGATGTTGGCGAGGTTGTTCGAGAGCAGGTAGCTTGGAAGGCCAATCTGAGCGCCCTGATAGGGAGGGGTGATCAACTGCTGGTAGGTGGCCTCCCCGATACCGATAGCTGCCAGATCCGCCTTCTTTTGCGTCTCGCTCCTGGTCTTGCTCCGGACGATCTTGTTGATCTTCTTCCAGTCCGCCTGCTGCTTCTCCATCTTCTGGATCTTCGCTTCCAAGGCGATCACGGCGTCCGGACGATCTGCGCTGATAGACTTCGGATTCAGGGTATTCCGGATCTTGTCCGTCTGCTTGTCCACGTACTCCACCAGCTCCCGGGTGCGCTTGTCCGCCGTGTCCCCCCGTTTCTGGTTCCTGGCCGTGGGGAACTTGGACCGGCCCGTGATCATCGTGGACATGACCCCGGACTTGGCGTGAAGCATTGCGAGATACCGGGTCCTCATTCCCCGAATCGCCTCACGGGCCAACCCCTCCGCTTGCGCTCGCTTATCAGGGTCATCCCCTGCGGCCTTGATCGCCGCCGCTGCAAGGCGATCGGCCACGGAGACGTATTCGTCTTGCGCCTGCTTCCCCCGGACCTCGGGGGACATAGACGTACCGGAATGCGCTCGGGTTGCCACGTCAAGGGGGATGTCATCCTCGGACACAGGGATCCCCAGGTCCGCCGCTGGGCCTGTGCGGATCTCCTTCTCAGTAGGCTTGTGATCTCCCAGGATGTCCGCCAGGGCGGACTGCGTCTCGTGGTGTTCTTCCTCTGTCTTCTGCGGGACGGGGCCGGGCTTGGGCTCCGGAGCAACATCAAAAGGGCTTTTTTCCTCTCCCCCCTGCGCATCTTCTGGCATGGTCTCGAAGTTGTCCTCTGAGGCGCCGCCCTCCTCCTTGGCCTTCTGCTCTTTGGCCTTGGCCTTCTTCTTGGCCTTCGCCTCTTTCTCTGCGTCCTCCACGGCCTTCTCCGCCGCCTCTTTCTTGATCGCAACCTTGATGGAATCGTCGAATACCTCCCCGGGGGTCCGGCTCTGCCCCATGAGCGACGACTGCCCCTCCGGGTTCTTTGCCGCAAGGCTGGCGTAGGTCTTGAAGACTCCTGCGAGCTGGTTTGCTCCGGGCTTCCGGACCAGGACCTCCAGTAGAGTCATGGCACGATCGTTCTCCAGGATCGGGTGATCCTCTGCGATCCCTGGGAGCTTCTTGAAGAAAGCCTTCAACTCCCCGAAGGCTTGGGCGTCCATGTCCTTCTTCCAGGCCCTTGCGTCTCCACCCTCGACACGGTCCTGAAGCTCGTTCAGGGCGGACAGCGCCGTGCGGAGATCCTCGGTGAGGTTGTAGCCCCCTCCGTACTTCTCCGCCTGCATCATGTAGGGGACACTCCGGGCGAGGCTCTCCACCATCCGGGGGCGTGTCTCGGAGAGGAGATCCGCATCATCCACGGCTCGCCCGACCAGGATCCGGGAAATGAAAGTCTTCCCGTCGCTGTTTAGGCGCTTGGTCTTCTGGTTCACGTAGCGGTTGACGTTCCGCTCGTCGATGATCCCCGACGTCTGGAGCGCTGCGAGAAGGGGCCTGGACCGGGACGTCCCCAGGAACTCGGAGAGAGACTCCCCTTCCTGCATGGCCCCTGTCATTGCACTGAGGACCTTCTCGTCCAACTTGCGCCCCATGGCGACCTGCTCAGTCCGGGGATCCATGGCCTGCGTAAAGCTCTCGTTCATGCCCCTGACAAGCCGCTGGAGGTCCTCCTTGCTCCCCGTGGCCGGTTCAACGACTCGGACAAGGATCGGGTTCTCGAAGGCTTTCACGTCCTCCGGGCGCAGTCCTACGGTGTGTGCCTGCTCTGCGAGGTACTTCTTCAGCGCCTCCGCCTTCTCCGGATGGTCCTCATAGGCGACCTGCATGGACATGGTCCGGGAGTTACCGCCCAAGACGATCCCGTCCTTGGTGACTACGGGCGGGCCGTTGACGGCGTCCGGGTTGGTGTTCACGACCATAGCGGGGGCGAGGCCCTGCGCATTCCGGCGGACCTTGTTCTGCTCCGCCGTGTCCCGGTGATACGCTCGCTCCTGCACCCCCTCCGGATAGGCGGCGTTCGGATTGAAGCTCTTGGTAGGATCATGGGAAGCGACGACGTCCCCGGCCTCCATCAGCTTGTAGGTGGTCTTCATCGCCACGGGGCGCCCGCCCTCGCCAGCGATGAAGAAATGAGACTCTGCCCCTGTATCGGTCAGCTCGGGGCGGGGGACAACGGCGGGGACTTCTGCGAGCGTCTCCCGGACGGGCTCCACCACCTTGTCCTGGATCCCCGGGAATGCCTGGGCGAGCAACTGGATCTGTTGCATGGCCGTGGCCTGGAGAGCCTGGGCTAGAACGGCTGCTGTTTCCGCCGTCATGCCCTTCTGTTTCTTGGCGTTCTTGATGAGCGCCTGGAGCTTCGCAACCTCCTTCTCGGCCTGTTTCGCTACGTCTACGACCTTACCGGCGAATGTGTCCCCCTTGCCCCTGGGCTTGCGCATCTCCAGGGCTGCGGCGACATGCTTCGTTTCGACCTTGCCCCCTCCTGCGAGGTTCTCCGCAGCGTTGGAGATCTGCCGGTGATTCTTGACGGTCTTCGCCCCTTCAGGAGTGATGATGTTCCCGATGACCAAGGCACGGGCTTCCGGCTCCCATCCCTTGCGCTGAAGCGAATCCGCAATGACGGTCTTCGCTCGGAAGGGGTTGACACCCGCCCGCCGAAAAGCCGCCTGGAGCTTCTCGTATACCTCGGGGACTCGCTTCTCCAAGTCCTTCAGCCGCTCCTCATCTGTGCCGCCCTTGAGATCCTTCAGGAGGTCCCGGGGGACGTGCCGCAGAACAGCGTTGACCGTCTGCCGGGCACGCTTCTCAGCGTGGGCATAGAACTGATCGCCGTAGTGATTGGCCAAGAGATCCGACCACTCCCTCGGGGAGACGATCCTCTCGTGACCGTCGAGCTTCATCCGGATCGTCCCGTCGTTCTCCACGGCCAAGACGCTGATCAGGTCCTTTCCGACGCGGACGTCCTCGCCCTCCTGGACGTCTCGGGCCGCTGCACTGTCCCTGTAGTAATAGCGGTATTTCTTCTTTCCGGAAGCGTCCGTGTAGGGTACCCGCCGGATGTACTTCCCGCCGACTTGCTGACCCTTCTGGAATCTTTCAGCAAGGTATCGCTGCATGGGAGGGGCGCTGTCCTGGCCGAAGAGGATCTCCCCAGCTTCGAGAAGATACATGGCCTTTTTGGCCATGGTTCGGGCGTTTGCTGCTTCAATGTCTTTCCCGGCCTGCTCTTGCTTTGCTGCCCGTTCAGACGCTTCCTGGGACTGCTCCGGCTGCTTCTCCGGTGCCTGCTCCGGCTGCTTCTCCGGGGCCTGCTCCGGCTGCTTCTCCGGGGCCTGCTCCGGCTGCTTCTCCGGTGCCTGCTCCGGCTGCTTCTCCGGGGCCTGCTCCGGGGCCTGCTCCGGTGCCTTCATCTTCCCCAGCTTCACAGCCCATTGCGCTTTTGCCCCCGGGGCAAGCTCCTTTACGAATCCTGCAAGAGCCTGTTTCCAGGCGGCGACCTTCGCCGGATCCCCTCCCGTCTGTTGCTCGACAAAAGCATCGTTACTCCGGGAGACACCGTCCCCGCCGACCCACTCCCCGCCCGTCTTCTTGTGCGTGTCTCCGCCCGGATCCGTGATCTCCCATCCATCGGGGAACTTGCTCAGACCGCCCTCCAAGACGTTCTTTTCATGCGCCGGAGATCCCTTCTCTGCGGACTGTCCGGAAGCGCCCGTGCTTCCTCCCCCTCTGCGATAGACCCACTTGTCCCCGACCTTTCTCCGGGTACCCCCCCGGGGGCCACGCTCCCAGGCAACAGCCTTGCTGAAGCCGTACAACGCCCGTGCTCGCTTCAAGATCGTGGTCAGTGTATCAGTCATCAGTCGATCTCCACCGTAATGCTCTTGATCCCGCCCTTCTCCATGGCCTTATCAGGAGTAGGAGCAGGGGTCTCTTTATCGTCACCGGGCGCTTTCTCTTCGCTGAAGGGGACATTCTCGAACATATCAGCTACTTCCTCTTCTACAGCCGGGCTCTCTTCACCCTCGGGGGCGCCCTCTTCACCTTCGGGAGCGCCCTCCCCTTCCGCTGCCTGTGCATCCTTCATGGACATGGCGTTCATGTAGCCGGGGTCTAGGATCAGATCCCCGCCCTTCTCCGGGCCCATGGGCTCCAAGTCGTACATGGCCCTGGTTTCGTCGACGGTACGGAAGGCCTTGATCGCCTTGGTGTCAAGGTCGATCTTGTCCCTCTCGCTCTTGGCGTCGAACCCTGCAAAGCGGAACTCGAAATCCGGATCGATCTGGAACTGCACCACGTTGAACCAGGATTCAAGCGCCCGCAGGAGAGGCCGGAGGCCCCGCTCCCGGGAATAGGTGACCTTGTCGACCACTCCCGTATTATTCAGGACGTTCGACTGCCCCTCGTTCCCGAATTGATACCCCAGCTCGGACGGGTCCATCTGGAACACCATAGCCGCTTGCCGGAGAAGGAAACTGATCCACTTGTCGTATTCCATCTCGCGGTTGTTGTGGCTCATGTTGATGTTCTGAAGCTCTTCCTTGTTCTCAGGGTCGAGCTGGATCAACGGTGTTTTGTGGGAATTCGCCGCCCCTTTGAGCATCAAATAAAAGTTGCGCTGGAAGGCCCGGAAGAGCTGTGCGCTCATTTTGGATTTGATAGCGAGCACGCCCGCAGCGTGCATCCCGTTCTTGAAGTTGGCTGCGTTGTACTGCTCGGCGTTGAGCAGGTTTGCTACCACCCGGACAAGCTCTTCCAGCTCGGGGAAGCCGTAGCCGTTGACCCGGATCCAGGTCCTCGGTCGACGGATCCCGAAGACCATTTCTTCCGGCGTGTATCGTGCCCGGATCTTCGAGTCGATGATCTGGACGTATCCCGCGTTGCCGTAGTCTCGTCGCCCCTGTGACCGTTCCGTCTCGGTGAGAGCCGCTCGCCGGATCGTGGTGCCGTCTACGGAGACCACCCCGGAGATCTTCCCGCCACGGGTCCGGACGATCTCAAACGCTGCTTGATCAAACGAAAGAGAATCCCGGATGATCTTCCGGACCAGGGTCTCCAGGCGATCATCGTAGGACAGGCGCACGTCCCCGCACGTCTGCCACCACCGGGTATACTCCTCGATCTTCTTCTTTGCCGCTCGGGACGGCTGCTTCTCGTTCTCCCTCATAGCGATCTTGTACCCGAGAGAGTAGGGATCCTTTTGCGGAAAACAGAACTCCGCCACCTGATTGATCCGGGTCTGGATGATCGCAGAGATCAGGGGGACCCTTGACATCTGCCGAAGGGTCTCATAGGGGAGGCCGATCGTCCCCTGCTGCGTGGGGTTGGACAGGCCGCTGTCTGCGAGAGACTCATACCACGTCTGTTGATCCAGCTCCCAGGATGACGGCTTCGCCGCTTCCTTGGGGGATGCGACACCAACCCCTGCCTTGACGAGGTCGGTGTCCGGAATATGTCTCTTCGTAAGGTGGTCCAGAAATCCCACGAGGCCCCCCCTACTTGTGGAAGATAGCGGAGAAGGTGAAGGACTTCTTCGCACCCTTCTCCCGGACGTCCCCATCCGCAATAAACCCGGTGCCGCCCTTGTCGTCGATCCACTTCACGACGTAGCCCCCGTCATTGACACGGACCACGGCACCCTCCCGCCCGGACTCACCGCAGCGGACCACGTCCCCGGGCTTCTTGTGGGCTTTGCTCAGAATGCTGCGCCCCTCCAGGATGTCCAAGAAAAAGCTCTTGCCGAAGGACAGGGGGAGCTGCTTGGTCTTGGTGCGCTGGAGCTTCATAGACTTCTCCGGGGTGGGCTTGGCATCGGGCTTCTCTTCCTTCTTTCCGGTGGGCTTGTACGCCTCGGGCTTCTCTTCCTTGCCCTTCGGAGCGGGCTTGTACGCCTCTGGAGGGAGAGGGGGAGCAAGCTGCGGGGTCTTCGGCCTCTTCTCTTCCTTGCCTACCTTGGCGGACTCCTCTCGATGCACAGCCGCCACTTCCCTATGGTGTGCTGCCATAGCATCGCTGTGCTTTACCGCTGCCTTGGACCTCTCTATATCCGCCTGGGGATGCTTCTCGTTTCGTTGGGTTCTCGCCCTATCCATGTGATACTCGGATTCCTCTGACTCCCGCCGGGCCATGTCCTCGTGCGCTGCTGCTCGGCCATCATGCAGCTCTTTTCCCTTTCTGCCGTTCTTGCGCACTATGACCTGACCGTGCCGGGTCTTATCGACGTCCTCGTCGTAGATGTAGGTATATCCCCCGCCCGGCTTAGGGATCTTCTTGATCTCCTTGGCATCGGAGACGGTCTCTTCCTGGCCGTGGGGGGCCAAAATATCCGCCGCCTTGTTTCGAGCTGCCTCCATGCTCATAGGCTCACCGTCGAGCACCTTCCGTCGAGTTGTCTCGTGAGAGCCCTTGGTATGCTCTACGGCGTAGCCTTTTCCCGAAGCATGGGGGACAACCCTTGTCCTTCCCAAATCGGACGAAGCCTCTCCCTTGTTCTCCAGGGTTGCGTGGATCCTCCACATATCGTGGTGAGCGTCTGCGATCCTTGCGCTCCGTTTGGCGTCTGCGACGTGCCCCGCCGCTCGGTCTGTCTCCCCCGTCCTTTTGGCCACCGCAGCGTTTCTCTTTGAAACCTTAGTATGGAGCCTCTCCATCTCCGCCTCTCTCTGATGGAACTCAGAGGGGGTCAGGTTGTCCGAGTAGCGTCTGAGATTGAGGTTTTGCTTTCTCGCCTCCCTATGCTGCGAGCGTGAGTAGATATAGTCGTACCCCCCGCCCGGCTTGGGGATCCGCTTGACATACTTGTGGCTCCCGCCCTCGCCGCCCTTGCTCAGATCCACGTCCCCGCCGAAAGCGGCCCCAAAAAGCAGCGATTTCTTCAGATTCTTGACCACGTTTTCCATCTTCAACACTCCCCAGTTGTTCAGCGCCCGCATAGCGGACGCCTTGTCCGGGGAGTCTTTCTCCCGCCGGATCTTGTCCATGGCCGATCGCACCCCGG